AGTAAAGACTGTGAGCACAGCACTTGGGTTAGACAGAAAGATTGACCAGATTGTCCTTGGTGAGGTCGATCATGATCATTACATGCCTAACACAGTTCAAGAATACAGACAGGTCAGGAGATATTTTCATGACCTTGTCTGTCACTCCTTGCTTGATGCTGGGCTATACACCGGACAAGAGCCGAAACTAGAGGACTTTGGTATAATTGCACCAACCAAGAGCCTTAGAAGGCAAAAACCTGACCTGATACGAAGAGGCACAGAGACCATCGTCATTGGGGAAGTTGCCACCACCTACAACTATCAGAAATCAATGAACGATAAGTCCTCGGTGTACGACGATTACCTCAGATGTTTGCGGGATTCAGGTGTGATTGTTGATTACCAGGTACATGTGTTGGATATGTCTGATCCAGAGTGGGTGACTGATTTCCCAAGGATCTCACCAGTGTTTCAAGATCTCATTGAGAGTCTGATGTCTTACATTCGATTTATACACCTTGATCCCAGATACTCAGCATTTAGGTCATCAGAAGAGACACTTTATTCATTGGACAAATTCAATTTTATCATGACAGACAATTGTTATATACAAGAAGTGGAAAAGGCCACAGGCATCAAGACTAGTTGTGATACAATTAAGTCCATGATGGGCAGGCATGGACAATCAACTTTGACAGATGAAGAGTATATCAACACCATAGCACATTCCATCTTGATCAACAAACGACACACAAGGCCGGTACCGCATCCAGAACCTATGGAGCCTTCTGACTTGATTAGAGAATACAAGAGAGAATTCTTAAGTAAGCCACAAAACACCAAGAAAGTGCCCAGAATTCTACAATTAGGTGCACCTAAATACTGTAAAGTTAAACCGATGACATTCGATGAGACCAAGAAAGCCCTGCGGAACACATCTGCCGTGGGTGGTTACCTTGATTATGTGAAATCTTCTCTGGAGCATTCTGATCCAGATGATAACCACCTGTTGACACTGGCTTTGAGTTCTGACGCTCTGGAGCTGGAGCAATCACAAGGACCTGGCAGGAAAACATATCTCAAGAAAAGAGGGTTAATCGGACCCAAAACCGAAGAACCCACCCACATTGGTATCAAACCTTCACACGTTGAAACACTTGTCGAATTTATAGACACAATCAACCAAGAAGTGAATGGGTCTGTTTTAGATGATCTCAAGCTGGCTGACTCCGAGATTGCTGGTGTTTCCTTGTCTGATGATCTGGAACTAATAGAAGATTCACTCTTGTCTAGTGGGACCAGCACAATATTAATGTTCTACCAAATGTTGTCAAAAGAGATAACTTTAAATGGAATGAGAAGACGGAAAACTAGACAATATGCTTTATTCTACACAGGATGTGAAGGGATTTTCGGTCTAATTGCCCCCGGTTCTCAACTCAGAACAGAATCAAACACTGTGTTTGTCAAGATCATATCACTACAACCACCAATCGTACACCAGCTTTCAGCACCATGGAAGCAGACAGGAAATCATTGGGAAAGTGAATGGCTCTCTGTTGATACTGATAGATTGGCTCATTGGCAGCGGTCATTTGATCGCGTTTCAATTTCAGCACTGGCTAATGTTGAAAGGCTGGTTGATTCCTCAACAACTCTTAAGACTGCCTTAAATATGGAGTTAGGTAGGAATTACGGGCTATTGGCTCTAACGTACCTGGAGAATAAGAGAACTACCTCAACAACCAACCAGACCATCAGGTATTTGTGGATGAAGTCCCTTGGTGACAAGCAGCTCTCAGGTATTATGGGAAAATTTCCATCGAGAGTGAATTCGTTCATACAGTCTTTCATGATACAGAGATCAGTGGAAACTTGTGTTGAGTTATGTCGGACATCTCTGGCAGACCTCGTCAAGACAAAAGCACTGTCACGAGATGCAGAAACAGGCCTGTATGATGAAACCACCACTGGTGTTCCGGGGTTGTTCCCAAGGTTGTTCACGTTTGGCAATCCAGTGCCTGTTTCATACAACCTAAATGAAATCTATTGGTGCATGGCATATAACAAAGATAGACAGAACTCAACACAGGATGCCATGGGGATTATTACCAAAATCCTCAAAGAAGAGCAAAAATACACCAAGGAAATCGGAAATAGATCTGGCTTAGATAAGGTCAGATATCTGCTTGGTTCAACCACTATCACTGAGGACATACGACATATACACAGTGAGAAACCTGAAAGCCACTACTTTAGTCATAAAGCAGTATCATGTGGAATTCGAGCTCAGGATAAACATGTGGATAATTACGGCTCAAACGGTGCTTGGTTGACCGATTTGAAGTTAAATTCCATATTATCTAAGAATCTATCACAGTTTGCAACCTATAAGGCATCTGTTGAGTCTATTCAAGGTAAAATCAATCCAAATGACCTAAATGAGTTGAAGAAAATTGGCAATAGAACGAAGGCTATCGAGCTGGTAGCCAAGCTGGTCAAGGATGAGAAGTTTCAGACTGCGATGGATGTGGCAATGAGCTTCTCCGGTGAGGCTTGTGAGTTGTTTGAAATATTCATCCAGATCTTTAAGAAGAATCAAATAGGAGGAATACGCGAAATTATTATCTTATTCATCAAAGCTAGAGTGATGTTCAATATTGTTGAGGAAGTATGTAGATTGCTCTCCAAATCGGATAAACGTGAGATACTAACAAAGGGTCGGGATAAAAGGTTGATGATGCGGGGTGATTACGAAGAAATAATGTCTAGTTTTCCAAAGGGGACTCCATTAAGAATCATTAAAGAATCTTATGACATGGCAAGCTGGTGTCAGAAATTCATACCAACAATCTTTATTCCAATATATGAGCACCATTTCAAAGATTCACATGGAATGCTGAACTTCTCAAGGATGATGTTCTTGAAACACTCCAATAAAAGAATGGAAATACCAAAGGCGATGGTGGGTCAGTGGATGAAGCACACTGACATGAATCATAATGAAGACTATCTTCAGGAAGTCAAGGATAAGTTTCTAAGAAATGGTGAAACAACCTTCGTTAATCACTCAAACATGTGTCAAGGGATCCCACACTATAATTCCACAGTCATGGCACTGTCATGTCTGAGCCTTCGAGATGCCCTATTTGCCTCGTGTCTCAAGCAGATGAACATGAAAAAATCAATTGAATGGAGAACACGCGCAGGATCTGATGATAAAGGCACAATAATTGGCTTAGACATGTCTGACTCAAACTCTTATTATCAATATTTGTTGTTAGGACAATGTGAACGGGCCTCAGAGAGACTTCATGCAATGGAATTGTCAGTGAAGTCAGCAAGCGGTAGCTTAATGTATGAACTCAATTCAGCTTTCATGGCTAACTTGGAAACAATGTCTCCAACAATCAAGTTTTCCCTTGCATCAGTAGACACTATTGGAACCACATCATGCACAAAATTTGTCAATGAATCATACTCAAGAATTAGACAACTCAGAGAGAACGGTGCAACATCACTTTTGTGTTCATATGCTCACAGCAGAAACAGCGTACATTTCTACGACATATTTGCAACGGCGAACGGCCAAGAGAATGATTTATCTAGAATCTTCAAAACTAAGTTAATTGATATTCCTTACGATTTTGGGGTTTACCCACAATATGATGTTGACCTACAAGATATCATTGGGCCCGAATATTACAATTACGAGATTCTCAAGAGGACTGGTTTCACAAAACAAATGGTCCTTCTTTACACGAATGTAGCCCCAAATGTTCAAGTCAATGAATTCACTATGTTCGACGAGGACACACCTCTGATGAAGAAGGATCATTTTGGAATTAAGCAAGGCTTGGTCAGACAGCTGCTAAAAATGAGAGAACGTGTGGGTGCCAAGTCTGGACAAGTTGCAAAATACTTTGAGGACAATCCATTCATGATGATTAGAGGCCCAGATACGCTAGAAGAGACTTTAAACCTCATATATTCAAAATTATTCACTCAAGGTGCTTCAGAGTCATTGCGTCGTACATCCAGTGCCATATATATAGGTCGATTATCTGCGTTCAGAACAAGCAGATCCTGGTGGGCACCGTCAGGCAAGGAAGAATTTAATGATTTGATAACAGGTGAAACCTCAGAACACACACTCTATAGCAAATCAACATATTCCGAATATCTGTCCTCTTGTGTTTGTGAAATTTCGGAAGAAATCAAACTCAATCTTGCAAAATTAATGCCAGTAATCTTTCCTCAGTCAAGGACCTTTGATGTTCTTTCTCAATTTGTCAGGAAATTTGGACCTGTTATGACGAGTGGAAAGAAATTCTCGCAAGCAGTCAGGAGTTGGACAACCAATAACTATAATTATGAATTTTCGACAAGCCTAAGATCAATTCTTGAAACTAGCTTTGAGATTTCATCCGAGTCACCTGTGGAAGATGTTGAAGAATTCAAAAGAACTATTGGATTTGATCTCAGCAGCTTACAGTCTGTGATTGACCAGTGCAAAGAACGCGGGATTAGACCCCTTGACATGTTCTATTTGATGATGAAAATACATAAAGGATCAAGAATGACAAGAGTGCAAACTTTTGCATATGGTCCTAGTACAAACAGCGTACATCTGACGGCACTGGCTTTAAAGAAATATAATCACACACCGGGGCAAACCATGATCCTAGATGTCGGACTATCCGAAGACGAACCAGATGCACAGTCTTCATTGGCTAGGAAGTTAGATGACGTGAAATTGTTACATAATCTGATTGTCATGAGAGACAATGGTAAGCTGACCAACCTAAATGATAAAGACATTTTGGCCCTCGAGGGCAACCTCAGTTTACAGCAAAAATGTCTGACAACCATACGCTCAATCAAATCAATCTCCGGATACGATTTGATTACCCAAAAGACATTGAAACTGGTAGCATTTGACCTCATGGGCAAGCATGAGTTGAAACAAAAGTTGTCAACTTGGAAAACATTCAATTACACATATCTCAAGAAGCAAAGGAAAACTATGATGCATAATGGCACATTTCAATGGTCAGGTGATTTACATGTCCTTGTCAGTGATAACACAGAATGCTTTACCATAAGTGAGAAACAAAATAACAGATATGTGACAGCAAAGCAAATCACAAACTTGCCAAACTTCTATCTCTCTTTAAGAGACATATGTAAAACGCTAGGATTTGAATTCAGAACTCTCTTTGTGAATTCTCAACTTCAAAAGGGTGATATCTATTTGTCTGACACTACAAAGAACCTGCATGTATGCGAAGCAGAAGGAGTCATAGCACCTAGATTGAAACTCTCTTTGACTGGCAAATTTGTTTATAAGCGAATCCAGGATTTGGATGATTTCAAAGTCGTTAGAGATTTCAATAGGAAGACTGGTGAGATTCAAATTTATTTGCAAGATAAACTAGGCAGAACTTCAACGATCTGTCACTCCACGGGGAACTTCTACCCAGTCACCATTCCAGATGACTTCAGACTTGCAAATGAAAAGGCTTTGTTCCTGGGTGTTAGATTCAATTCTCTAATCATAAACAAGAGTTGGTTCTATGATTTTAGGATACCTATTATGTCACGAAGTGAAACTATTACATTCCTTAAAAATGATGTCGACCTTGCAGTTTTGCTAGATCAAGATACCATCGAATTAAACAGGATACATCAGTATATGGAGGCCAGGGAGGAAGTCAATGAGGAAGCTTTCGGAATGACATCAGTGCAAGTCTCAACTGGTCAATTCACAAAGGCTGAGGCGAATAGATTGACAGATAAAAGCTTATTTGAGCTGTTTATGGATGCAATGAATGCTACGGTACTGCCAGAATCTTTCTCAGCACCAATTGGAAATTGGGCAGATTATGTAGAGGAGCATGAGAATGAAGATCTTGATGAGCTAATGGGAAAATTGAAGGATGAAGAAGGGATAAATCTTGTGAGGGCATTTGGTTATAAGAAACCAGCTGCAAAAAGGGCAATGAACACTATACATTCTCTAAGACAAGGATCACTATTGAAAAGCAGAGTGCTAAACATGTTCTTTAAAGATGGGAGCATTGACTCGGAAAGCAACAGACAACTTCCCAATATGTATTTATACCTGTCTGATCAGATTCATGGCAAGCTGGCCGAAACAGAAGTGAAATTGACAGAACAGTTGATGGATTTGATATTAGAGCGTTTAACGAGAGCAACAGGCAGTGAGCCTAGCAGAATTCGGAAAGCTCTTGAAAATAAACCACTACAACACAGAATACCAGTGGCTGTATACCATCACTACACCACAGGAAACACTGGCCAACAAACTGACGACCTGTTTGAAGAACTCCTTGAAATGGATGAATATGATGAATACCAGAGTTCGAACGATGGATCCACAGAATTGTGAAATCGTTTAATTGTTGTTCAAAGCTCTAAGTGTGTGTGGGGGGA